ATGGAATTCGTAGAGCGACTGAACGCATTATCAGCCAAGATCCGCCAGCAGGGCCCTGCTATCCAGACAGAAGAGGCGACCAAGATTGCCTTTGTCATGCCCTTCATCAACTCCGTCCTAGGCTACGACGTTTTCGATCCCTCAGAGGTTACGCCAGAGTACGTCTGTGACGTGGGGACGAAGAAGGGCGAAAAGATCGACTACGCCATCATGAAGAACGGCGAGATCCAGATCCTGATCGAGTGCAAGAAGATCGGCGAGCCGCTGCATATCAACCACGCGAGCCAGCTCTTCCGATATTTCCACGTCACCACCGCCCGTATCTCCATCCTTACCAATGGCCAGGTCTACCGGTTCTTCACCGACCTCGATGCCCCTAACAAGATGGATGAGAAGCCGTTCTTGGAGCTGGATCTTCTCGATCTGGACGAGCACGCCCTTCCGGAGCTTCAGAAGCTAACCAAGTCTGCGTTTGATGTTGACTCAATCATTAGTGCTGCTGGAGAACTGAAGTACGTTGGCCAGATCAAGAAAGAGATGGCTTCGCAGTTCAGTCAGCCTAGTGACGAGTTCGTGAAGTTCTTCGCTACTCGGGTCTACGACGGGATCATTACCCAGAAGGTGAGAGAGCAATTCACCACCTTGACTAGGAAGGCGGCAATCCAGTTCCTAGGAGATCAGATTAACGACAGGCTGAAATCGGCTATGAGCGGTGCGGTCGAGCCGTCTTATGCGATGATGACCGTTCAAACAGCAACGGCGCCTGAGACTGCCGAGGAAGCCGGCGACGACGACCGTATCCAGACTACTCTTGAAGAGCTTGAGGGCTTCCATATCGTCAAAGCAATTGTGCGGGCGGTTGTGGATGCAAAGCGGATTGTTCACCGCGATACTCAAAGTTACTTTGGAATTCTGCTGGACGATAACAACCGTAAACCGATTTGCCGGTTGCACTTCAATCGCAGCCAGAAGTACATAGGTATTTTCGACGCTGAGAAGAGCGAAACGCGCCATCCAATTGCATCTGTGGATGATATCTACGGATTTGCGGAGCAGTTAAAGAGTGCTATTTCGCTCTACGAGTAAGCTTTAGCTGTTGGCGGGCACCGATCTATTAGTTGTAGGGCGGTGCCTTCGCCATCATTTCTCCAAACGAGATAACTCAATGCTATAGCTATGACCGGCTGGAGTGGCTTGCAGAATTTCAGCGTGTGGATACGATTTCTCAATAATATTGATGAGAGTTTGCCGCTGTGCAGTCGGCATTCGGCATCCAAATATAGCTCCTGTTAGTTCGCGCGCTCCGAATCTGAGATCCTCGTGAGGCGCCTGTCGGTTGCGGCCATCACCGGAACATATCCGCCATTCTCTCTCATGGCTCCAGGCGTTTGATTTGGTGTATATCAAATGCTCGAAGATCTCTAAGGTGTCAAGTCGGCTAAGCCCGGATACTAGGCTAGAGAATCCTTCTTCATCAAATAGCGCCGGAAGATTGGGGCTGTAATTCATAGGCTTCGCCATTCGGTAGGGACTGTCTGCTCCAGGTTCATCTTGGAAGCGGAGTACGGCGCCTCTGTTGCTGTCTGCGTAATATGCCCACATTAGCTGGTTAGTTGGTGAGTCTGTTAGACAGAGAATCTTGATGGTTGACAGCAGTTCTCTGGTTTCTTCGCGCGTTTTTATTATCTTCTCATCTAGAGCAGCTAGTGACTCTCGGATACCCTTACCCATTTGCTGGGTGAAAATATCCCGTGGCTGATGTCGGTACATTGCTTGGAGGTGCGGAATCAACTTAGCTATTGGGTTGTCGATATTGCATTGAAGTTGTTCGTTAATGATTCTCCAAAGTTTGTCGAGAGTTAGTTCGAGAGCTTTGTCGCGGTCTAGGTCTATCTGAAGATCAAACTGAATATCATATGGGTCGTTTAGCGTTGCAGGGGTAGTCCACCTGAGCGTCTGATTTGTAAGTACTATTTCCGCAGTGCTGTAGGGCATGTACTTGTAGAGAGCTTCCGG